GTTCTCAATGACGCTGCGACGACCGTACTCCAGGCAGGCGTGCAAAAATCTTACGGTCTTATATTATCAGATAATTGCGATAATGTCAAGAATAGTATGAAAATTCTCTAATCTTTCTTGAAGAATAAGACGTTCTACCGCAATCATGTAGAACGCCTTGTAATGCTATTATGTTATGCTGCCAGCAAGGATAAAATTTTCTTTCCTGCCCTATTCAAAATAGAGCAAAACCACTGCTTCAACGCTTCATCAATACCAAGCCCGAGCTCCTTTTTTCGGAACAATTCCTTCACGCAATTTATCCCAAATTGCATTGACTGCATGGTCTCCAAAAAATACGCTATGCTCCGGTTCCGTTGCAAGCTCCAGAAAATCCGTTCCTCCTTCTTCACGTATCTCTCTATTGACTGATTCAGCTAATTCATTTAGCTCTTCAACAGATATATCACGTTCCCAATCATCCTCGGCAAGCTCTGTAATATCAATCTTACCGTTAATTTTATCAACGATGATTATTCCCGGTTTTAGGCTTTCATTACCATTAGTATAATACCAGTAAATTAAGTACTCGTCTGTTTCTTCTATCAATTTAAATGTAACCATTATCACTTTCACCTCCTCAACATTTTAATTCACCGCTCTATATTTCTTCTGAGCAATATATCATTGATTTTTCCATCTGAATCAGTATTATAAAACACATGCATAACTGCTTCAGTTGGACTTTCATGATGATATAACTCCAGATACTTGTCACTATATCCTTTTGCTTTCATTCTTCTATGAAAGCCACCTATTCTGTAGAAAAAATTTTGAGTTTCTTTTTGTTTATATGCACCCTCTGCGAACTCTAACTTCAGCGCATTCAACACTTCTTCCCGCCCAAAATAAATTTCTGACTTGAAATCATATCTTAGAGCACATGAGCAACTAAGATTATCTGCCAAATATCTTAAACGCAGCTCATCAGACCATACAGTAAACACATTTCCTAGATAATGAACAAGTCTTGTATCTCCAACCCATTCAAGTATTTTATTTACCTCAGAATAGTACTGCTCTCGATCAAAAACAAATATCTGATTAAACTCAATGGTTTTAGAATCGTGAATGAAATCATGCCAAATAACCAAACGTTCCGTTTCATCAATATGAACCTCGGTATCTCCACAACCAACACATCCACAACCACATACAAATATGTTGACCGGTTCATCCTCCAAAAAGAAACTTCTCATAAGACTTGTATATAATTCCGACGGCCACAATGGTAATCCGCATGAAATCTTTTTACGCAGATTATCTCCATCAATATAGATTTCAACTACATCCGTAGGCTCATTATCACACCCAAAAGTTTCTGTTGACAGCTTAAAACTAATTTTATTCAACATCACAAAAATCACCTCGGACATAGTTTAACAATACCATACTTTCAGCGCTTCCTCGCATTTCATAATCTCGCACTGAGACTAGCCATTATTTTTTGCTTTCTCTTCCAGTTCCAACATGTACTTATCAAAATCAGCCATAAATAATCTGTCTTGAATGACACGATATTTTTCAAATTCAGTTTCAGCTTTTGCCTTGGCAATCTCAGCAGTGATTTTTCCTGCATCTTGAAGAACCTCTCTGTCATCGGCCATCAAAAATAAATCAAGTCGCTTTGACCAGTCCTCCATCGTCATCGGAATGTGACGTTCCGCACGGTCTTCTGCCAAATCCAGATAAGCAGATACAATACGCTCCAGCGAACGCATTTCCTTCTCCGAAAGATAATTCTTCGCAATACTCACATCACTTTTTACAATCTTTCCTTCCGGCGCTGCTGCCCAAGTGGTTAATCCCATATGTGGCTTATCAGCATCAGCCCGCTCGTAAATCAACTCCGCTGCTGTATGTCCATGAACTGCATAATGCATCTTATTTTGAACCTTTGCAAAGAACTGCTTGGTCGTTTTTGCTGTTTGATCATATGATGGTGTAGTCCTTAACGATACGGTTAGCCCACTTGCGAAACTGTACAGCTCGCTCATTGTTTACCTTGAATCCAACAGCAATAATCATTTGAAGATTATAATGCTTTGTATCACGAGTCACCTGACGTGAACCTTCGGTTTGAACTATTCGGAAATTCCGAATAGTTGCAGACTCTTCTAATTCACTATGTGCATAAATCTTTTTAATATGTTCATTTATCGTTGGCAAACCAACACCATATAATGTGACCATCATCTTCTGTGTCAGCCATATATTTTCATCTTCGTAGCGCATATCAATGCTGTCCTGCTGGTCACCCACAGAGGCAACATAGGTCAGGTATTCCGCTGCGCTGGAACGGATGGTTATTTCGGCTTTGTTTTTTGCCAAGTTAAAAGCCACCTTTTTACCTTGTCATTATATCCAGCCCTTCTTCTTAAACTCCTCAATTCGAGCTAAGTCTTCCTCTGAAGGTAATTCTGCCTTTTCTTCGTCGCCTGGAATATTTAAATATTCGTTGTTCCATCTATTTAAAATCTTAACTACCTCATCCGATACACGAATGTCTCGCTTCATGATAGAGTCCACATTCCAATCCATTACATCCGAAATGCCCATAGCATTTGTGATTTTAATCTTAGAAGTAGCATACTCTTTTTTCTTTTTCTTGAAATAGCCATTGCCGGCAACAATATTCAACTTCTTTTCAAATGGTAGCTTGTTTCCTATGTGCTCTATTTTCTCCTTTATTGTTGAATCCGACTCATCTGGAAAGTAGTTGGTCTGCCACTTCTGAGGGAAGATATGCTCAATCTCCCATTTTGCAGGAAGCAAATCATCTTGATGCTCATAGGCAAGCGTCTTCAAAAGCATACGCACTGTATTACGATTAGGATTCTGAATATATGGTTCCAGCTGTGGCATATCAATAACCTTAAACTCAAATGCAGGTACAATAGAAACAACAATTGCAGAATTCAATTTTAAGATATCTAGTTTTACAGCATTGATTGTAGGTGTCATCAAATACTTTGTCATCAGCTCCATAAGTAATTTATTCAAGAACAGAGCAAATCTTTTTTCAAAATTCGCTTTATTTCTGTAGCAAACGTAGTAAATAACAACCGGATATTTCCAGAACTCATTTGGATATGAAGCCAAGGTATCCAGTGTCTGCCTAATTTTTTTGTTTTTAGACCAATCTTCACCTTCTAGCTCTTCACCCTTGTTTACAACCTTCCATAGATTCAAAATCACAAAAAGGGTATCTAAAAGTTCTGGCTTGTATAATCGTTCAAATTTATTAGCTGCGTAATACTTTCTAACACCCGGAGTAGTAGTCTTAGTATCCTTGTCAAGTGCCCGGTAATAAAACATATTGTAGTAGAAAAGCTGTTGTATACTTTCATTCGCATCTGTAGCTTGCTCATCTAACTCTTTCCAGCGTTCTATAAATGCCTTTTTAGCATCCTGTTCAAGTTTGTTGTAAATCTTCGCTTTGAAAATATCCGCATCTGATAAAGGAAGTCCTCTATCATTTAATGTTGAGAAAATCGTCAAGGCAGTATCCTGAGTATCAGCTCTAATCGGAAGCAGAATAGCTTGGTTCAAAAGAGCATAGATAAACTGGTAAACCATCAGAGGATTCTCTTTAGAATGCTTATCAAACAACTCTTGGAAATATCGATAATTCTTCGAATAATTGTCTTTCGCATTTTCATCAGCTTTTCCAGTCTCCAAAATAGAACGTAAGATTTCATTACCATCGTTATTTACAACACGTGAATTCAAAAGAATGTTCTTGAAATCCACCATTCCGGTAAGTTTATTGGTACGCCAAATCGTAGGCTCAATCTTTCCAATAAAATTGTTGGCCTCTGCTGTTCTCTCTGATGCTGCTGTTGCAACAAGTTTTGTATAAATAGCACGCAATAACAGAAAAAGTGATGTAATACGCTGCTGCCCATCTATTATTTCCTGCTCACCATTTTCATTTTCGTAGGAAACCACACTTCCCAGAAAATAGGAACTTTCTCTTTCTGTTCCACCACTTGTAGCAGTAAACTCCCATAAATCCTCAAAGAGAGTTTCTACCTGTTCATCAGTCCAAGCATAAGGACGCTGGTATTCTGGTATGACAAACGGCTTTGATTTTCCGCTACCCAAAAGCGTCTCCACACTTTGCTTATTAACTTCTATTGTTGTTGGCATATCATCTGCCTCCCTATAATATCTATCCTACTGACCACAAACTACCAAAACATTTAATTTTTTATTTGTGTTTGTTTTTTCGTTTTCAAAAGCTCTATTCAAAAGGCGTATTTCAATCATTTTTCATACTGCTCATTCTGTACTTTAGTCAGCAGCACTACAGTTTCAGCGGTTCGCCGTCTCCAATCATGCTTCGCTCACGCTCGCATTCTCGGACGGCTATCGCATGGCGCGCACCAACTGCTCACCGCGTCGCTCAGCTCCTAGTGAGCAGGGTGACGCACTCAACATGGCTCGTCAATAGAACTAGCTTCATCATAGGTATTTTACAGCCATAAGATTTCATTTATATTAGTTGAAAACTGCCTTAAATAAGGGATTGAAGCAACTAAGCTACATCTATTGTAATTAAATTGCTTTGGTGTACATTTTATCAGCGGACACAAAACGGCCACAATGTACCCATTGTTCAAGCTATTCAAAGCGAACATTACTTAATAAACTATTAATAATAAATTCGACGTTCCCTTGTTTTTTCCTGCCCCGGCTTTTTTTACAACTTATCTTTCACCAAAACTACAGCTACACTACCGGCAATAATCTGCCAGATCAGCCGCTGTCTTTTAACGCGCTTCTCCTCGCGCGCGGATGCCTGCAAGGATTTGTTTGCACTCTCCAATAAGCTGCTCTGAGCTTGCAACTCTATCTGCAGCTTTATTGATTCCGTCTTGAGCTTGCTCAATTCCGCTCTCGACTCGGTCAGCGCTGCTTGTGATTCTGCCAGCGCTTGCTTGCTGCTCTTGGTTTGCTGCAGCAGCAGACTCAACCTGCTGTCGAGTGCTGACATTTCCGCCGCCGTCATCGTGTAGATTGTAGCCGATGATGCCTCCGATGCAGAGGCAGGCCACAGCAAGCACAATGTAGCAGCAGTAACTGCGAAATATTTTTTCCACATCTTAGCCTCCCACAGATAATAGCCCGGCACGGAGCCGCCAGCACGCATGTCGACGTGCACAAAACCCTGCGATACATAAGTACCAACACCATCAAAAATCTGCTTACAGATGCGGGCCAGCTCGCGTGTAGATACGCCCTCAACATAGATATCTGCAGCAGTACCAGCGACATGCTGAGAGTTAGACACACCGCCTACATTGGCATTGTGTACCGGGCAACGATAGCCGCTGGTGATGTTTATGGGACGACCTAAGCGTGCACGCAAGCGTTCCAGACCGGTCAGCAATGCAGAGCTAATGCCATATGTCGGCAACTCGCCGCAATGCTTGCAAGCAAATTCAGACTCAGAAAAATGAGCAGATAACATAGCCATAACAATCAACCTCTTCTCTTTTTGATAACATTAACAAGACCTTGCACTGCCTCAATACCGGCATCGTTAAGGTTCTCGCAAATAGACAGCAACTCTGTGATGACCAGATAACCCGCGACCAGCGGAACAGCCCACACAGGCTGCTGCAGCGTGATCATGGCCAAATCTACCAGCACTGCAGCAAGCACGCAGAGAATGTATACGATGACCTTGCCAACAAAGCGATGCTTCATGACTTCGCTGGAGATAAGGCCTTCTGCGCGAGCTGCCTCAATGCCGCCGATAATCTGCGTCACGGACGGAGTCTGCCCCATGCCCTGCAGGCGCTTATAAGACAGGCTCATCCAGCGAGTGAAGCAGTCCAAAAATACCAATGCGGTAAAAACCATAAACAATACCGCGTGTTTGTGCAGCAATACCGCAAGGATTGCCCCGATCACCGATTTGTAGGTAAAACCATGAGTCAAAGTGTGTGCTGTATTGTATACGGCATAACGTAAAGCTAAAAAATCCATCTCTCAACCTCCTAATTATTCATTGTTACAGCTTCTACTTCTTCTGCCGTGCTGGCAGCTTCAACCTGTGCCTTAGCAGCCCTGTACGCCGTATGCAGTTTATTGCTGCGTGCAGCCACGGAAGCAATAATCATACGCAGGTCCTGAGCCCTAACCACCGCATCCTCATTATCTGCCGTGGTCCACTCTATTGTAGCTCCTTCGCCTTGCAGCTCCAGCGCAATGATAGCTGCATTGATGCGGTCTCTCGCTTTGTCGTCATAGTCAAAGCTATGTCCGTTGTATTCGATTGGCTCGACCTCGGCAGTGTCACGCTGACGCTTTAACATCAAGATTTTACGCTGTTTTACGTTTTCAATAGGTTCTTCCTCATGCGTAACGGTTACACCTAATTCTGTTAAAGCCTCGTCACCGATTGACAATGGGATAAACACGCCGTCTTTGCCTAATGCTTCGGAAAGCTTGTACAGATTAGAGTAGGTCTGCTCCTTGTATGTATAAGTTGTTTGCATTAAATCACCCCCTTAGTTAAACACAATTTCGACTTTAAATTTTTTGCCCACATTAGCAGCGGTAAACATGCTTGATATATTTGACGGTACACGTTGCACATAGGTATAAAATCCTACTAAGTCACCTTGATATGACATTTTGCCTACTGTCAAATTAACAGTTACACCCGTTTCAAGCGGTGTGATGTTAAGACTAATATTACGACTGCCACTCGTCACACCTTCTTCTTTAAAAGCCACATCAAGCCAACCGCCGTAATAAGATAACATTACCAATGTTACCGCTCTACCATCATGCGTAACATCACCTGTAACCTCACCATAGTTGCCATTGTTGCGACTGTATCCATACTGACCGCTCTGCTGTCCCATGGTCATTATAAAGGCATTATTCCCACCGCTGACAGCAGTTTTCTTTACTAGCATCAATCTATTAAGTCCCATTTAATCACCTCACGACAATGTACTTGCCTGTGCAACACTTGACAAGACACCACTGCTACTTTTGATTAGCAGAATATTCAATAGTAATCCGTTAGCTGTTATCGCTAAATCATTTGCGCTTCCGGCATATTTTAGAGTGCCTGCATTAGTGATGCTCAGAGTGTAAGATCCATTCGCAGTAATGTAAGCAGTAAATAAGGTAGCGTCATCATTGTTCAGCAACCCTGCTAATACTGACATATCTAGCGTAAAATTGCCTTGCACATTATAGACTGCCACCGACGCAGCCGGGTTATCAGTAGCACCACTAATACGAGGTGCATTATAACTTTCAAAATTAAATTTCATTTTTTGGAAGTTTTGCTGAGCTGTCCAAGTGTTTTCAGTGGATGTGCTCACGCCACTACCTCCGCTAACAGTAATACTAACATTACCATTAGTGTCGGGTTGCACACCATTCACGCTCTTGACAACACCGCTAATATCAGCTTTAGTAGCATAAGTTTCAGTAATTACATTGCCTGCATTGTCCTGTGTTGCTTTAGTAGCAGCATAAGCTGTTTCTGTTTTACCTAACTTACCCCCTAAAGCAGAGTAAACAGTTTTGTTAGCAATAGGATTTGTAGAGGTAGCAGACAATGTAGTATCTATAGTTATATTTGAGCTACCACCACTAACATTAACATTGCCGTTAGCGTCGGGAGCAATATTGTTAACAGTTTTAACGTAGCTGACAAGGTCTACCTTCTTAACATATGTAGATGTAATCACATTCCCATAACCATCCTGCGTTGCTTTGGTTGCTTCATAGACTGTTCCTGTCTTATCTAACTTTTTATTCAAAGCATCATAGACTGCTTTATTTGCAATAGCATTAGTAGATGTAGCAGATAATGTAGTATCTACAGTGACGTTTGAGCCACTAACATCAATAGTAACATTACCAGCAGTGTCGGGTCTTACATTGTTTACGGACTGCACAACGTAATCAGGTCTATTTAATAAATCAGTATATTTACCGCTAGTCGCAACATCAGCTAAGTCGCTTCTATCAACCTTTTCTTGGAAAGCTACACCTAACTGGCTAATAGTCTTATCAAAATCAGCCTTTTTGGTATAGGTTTCTGTAATTGTATTACCATCACCATCCTGTGTTGCACGTAACGCAGTTCCTGTATAATTACTTGCAGTAAGCGAGCCTACAACCTGCGAGCCTTGTCGCCATGCTATTGTAGAGGTTGTACCCATTAAAGTAAAACCAGTAAAAATATCAGTTCCGACCTTATTCAGCAACGCATTATAGATAACCTTGTTTTGAACCGGGTTAGTGCTTGTACTTGACAGTTCTTCATCAACAGTTACACCACCATCAGCACCATCCTTGCCTTTAGGAAGCACAAAATCAAGCACGGCAGCAGACGATGTGCCGCGATTGGTGACACTAGCCGATGTGCCGGGAGCACTTGTCGTAACGTTGCCTATGGTAATTGTAGCTACATTACCTGCAGGGCCTTGCGCACCCTGCACTCCTCGCTCGCCCTGTTCACCTTGGATGCCACGCGGTCCTTGGATGCCTTGTGCGCCCTGTTCGCCACGTTGGCCCGGCTCGCCCTTTTCGCCGGGGTCGCCTTTGATACCTTTAATGGTTATCGGGCTCGGGTTATCAAGGCCGGCTTTGTTCGTCCAAGTCAAAATGCCGCTGGAATCAATGTGCGGCACAAAGACGTTAACATTCTCACTTAAATCCTTGGTGGTATTCATATATGTTTCAGCTTGCTCTGCATCCCATACCACCTCAGAATTTGCGTACGAGGAACCGCCGGACTTTCCGACCACGAGCTTGCGCTTGCCGTTCGCCTTGCGCGCGATGACCAGCTCACCCTCACGCAACACAGGATTCACCTGCAGCCATTTTTCCTCGGACGCTGTGCTAAACTGTATTCTTGCATTACTCATTTACTTCACCTCACGCAGTACGCACCCAAAAGTATAAACACAAATAAGACGGATCGAAGGTTACCTTTTCTCCGTTGCCGGTAGATTTGATGGTTATTTGATGCGAGTGATTTCCAGCCTCTTCAGTTTCGCCCCAGCGGCGCTCATGAGCTTGATAGCCTGCACCACCACTGCCGCCGTGTGTTTGCCAATTGCTGACATAAATATCATGCTTATGATTACCAGCACCATAAATTGTAGCTTCATGGCTATGTGCAGGCAGATTATTTACACCCAGTGTAAAGCCATCACTGCCGCCCATCGTTCCGCCGGGATAACCTGCACCGGCAGTACGGACATAGCGGCCGCTCTGCAGAAGCTGCCACGTGCCGCCAAGTCTTGTGCCGGGATTGATGTTATCTCGGGTGATTACCACAGAGCCGACAAAGCTCATCGCGTTGAGATAATCAATATTCAAAGACACATTGCCGCTGCTGTCCGGCTTTTTGCCTTCAACACTATATACAAAATTTTTCTGCAGATTGCCTTTAGCATCCGGTTTCTCGCCGTTCAGCGACAGCAGGAATGTTTTTTTGATTGAGGCAACAAGACCTGCGTAATCGCTGTCCAAAGCATCCTGCCCCTGCTCTACCAAAACCTGCGCCAAAGCGGCAGCCATAATCGTGGCCTGCTTATACAGCTTGTTGTGCAGGTTAGCCGCCGCCAGCCCCGGAACAACGCCACCGATACGCTGAGTATTGACAGCGTACTCAGCATCGGATACAACCTTGCTGCTGTCCACGGCCTCAGCAAAAACCTTAAAATTACTTCTCGCCATTTGTTAGCTCGCTCCCTTCTACAGCCCAATGGCTATTGTAACCACTGTAACGCATAGTGTTGTAATCGTAGCTGAACAGCGGCAGGCCGTCCGTCGATACGAATGTCAGCACGTTGATGCGTACGCCCTCCGGCTTCGGAATGATATATGCGTGGATAATCAGCTCTCGCTCCAGCGCAGTATAATCGCCCTGCAGGACGATGTTGAACGACATATCCTGCAAATCTTCAATAGATAAATGCTTATCTTTGCCCATAACCGATTCCCACAGCTCATACAGTTCTGTTATAGTGCCCTTCCACGCATTTTGGATAATACGCGCTTTGATTAGCAGTCGGAACAGGTCATCATCCATCATACTGCTGCCGTTGCTCATCTCGTCCGGAGGAAAGCCGGAAACAAAGCTGACGCTTGCCATGTTCTGCGGCTCCGGGGTGTTGATTATCGGATACTCCGTGCCGCTGGCAATTTCCGTCGGAGCCGGGCAAACAATGTCGCCTGTAGCAGCAGCGGACGGCTCAAAGCTGAGCTGCCTGCTTACTCCGACAATAGCGCCGAGGATATCGAGCTGTGCAGTCGTAGCATAATCAGCCTCAAACGCCGTAATCAAATCGGTGGCGCTGCTGTCCAAATCAAGGCCGTAGCTGAGCAATCTCTCTACCATAGCTTTAAAATTCGTGCTGCGGCGATACTCGCTCGTGATCAGCCGTTTATAATATGTTAAATCAAGCATCGACCTGTACCTCAATGGCATCGTATACCGGCTCCGGAATTTCCTTGTAACCTATTGCAACGTCAGCAACACCCATCGCGTCTGCGGCAAGCCCCAATTTCAGCTCTTTTATGCCAAAAATCGGCTTCGTCAAAGACGGATTGCAGTCAGTAATAATGTTGGCCAGCACCGAAGCGGACACATCACTACCAATCGTCAGCGCGGCCAAATAATCATATATCGCACTCTTGACGTTAGCTTGGATGCTGGACATATAGCCAACATACTTCTTCAGCGTGCATTTTACGTAAATGGTTTTATATTCCGGCCGGTAAAATCTGATGGTGTTTATATAATCATTTTGGTCGGTATACTGCACCTCTACGTCTCCGTTTGTATAACAGCCGATACCTTTATGCAGGTATATCGCCTCAGCCACGTCCTCGTCCGTGCCACCCTCAACCACACAGGTTACAGAGTGTGCCGGCAAACCGTGTGGATTATCCTCGGTTACAGTGCCGACGTTGGTGTCATTCTCATAAACAGCATAGCGGGACACGTCCGGCAATGCTGCAATAGCGCCCTTGGTGCCTGCCAGCATTGTCTGCGACGGATTGGCCGTACTGATTGCCTGCCTTTGGCGGAGCTGCGCGTCGGTTTCCTGCGTGTTGCCCAGCACAGCGCTCACTTCGTTAATAACAGCTATCCATCCATAGGTCGGCGTCTCAATCTGCGCTATATCGCCCGCCAGCGCGCTCACAGCGCCTGCAGTGCGGCATGTAGCTACAGTGTAAGCCGTGCCATTGGAGTCGATTACTACGTTTGCCGGTAAATCCCATGTCAGCCCCGCGCGGTCTTTTACGGCACCATTAGTTATCTGCGTAAACGGGCTGCCGGTAATCTTTACTTGGCAGGTGCTGTGCCCTGCAGCCTTGCGCTTAATGCCGTTCAGCTTTACCACGCTGTCCAGCGACGCACCAATAGCCGTTTCAGGTGACCGTGCATTATACGCATACGCGAGAGCCTGCAGCGTATCGCTTTGCTTGAGAGCAAAAATGGACAACAGCTGATAATCAGGCGAGCTGTTGTCCAGATAGATATCATCACCGTAGATTTGCTTCATTGCAGCAATCATATCTTCTAAAATATCGTTGTAGGTAGGGATATGCAGTCCCGTACTATCAACATAAGGTTTAAAATACGTCACATCTGCACCTCCTCACTACTAATAGTCAATGAGCCATAGATAGTCTCTACAGTTGCCGTAAATTTGTAATGTCTTCGTTCATAGCTTGATTCAAAAGACGTGACAGACTGCACGCCTTCCGTGCCGCTTATACGGTCACGGATAATAATATCTACAGCCTGCCTATTCTCATCACTGCCGGACGTGCCTAAGATTTGCTCCCACAACGGCAGCCCATCTTTCAGGTCTTCCCACCACTCAGCGTACAGCAAAAGCAGGCGCTGCTTTATCGCCTGCCCGACAGCTTCGACGCCGCTGATGTAATTTTGAGAGCCACGTCCAAAGCAGTAATCCCAATTGTCGTCTAAACGTCTAACCTGCATATCAGCCTCCAATAAACACATTGCTGCTGCCTTCGGCCACAGTACCGCCACAGCTCACGGGATCACCAATGCGCCCTGCAGCCTTGCCGTTGATGTATACGGAGCTGCTGCCGCTGGCGATGACGCCGCTATGCGTCGGGTGGTTAATGCAGCCATGAGGCGCATAGCTATCGCCCACGCGTCCTGCAGCGCGGCCGTTGATATATACGTTAGGGCTGGCCGATACGAGTGCTGTCGGAGCACAGGCATCATGACCGGTATCCAAATCGCCTAAACGTGTTGCACTACTCATTGATGTTCACCCGCCCTGCTTTAATGTTTACCGTACCGCCCACGATGTTAATCGTGTCTCCAGCAAGCTCTACGTAAGCACTGCCCGCATCATTGCGTAGCTGAGCAGAGCCTGTGCTGTAGCCGGGGATTACTCTAGGCTGCGACCACACGCCGATAATAGCAAAGCCATCAGACAGGTCATGCCTGCGACATTCAACTTGATTCTGCACTCCCCCGCTCTGCCACCAGCCATCCATGCACATATCGCCAAAGACAACCAAACACTCATCACCTGCCTGTATAGGCAGCGTCAGTGCATAACCGCCAGCACGTGGCACGACGATAGGCACATCAACCAGCAAGGGGATATCTATCCATGATTCATCACCGTCTGCAAGCATTTTTTCTCGCAGCGCTGGTTGCACAGTAACAGTCTGAGCGGCCGCGTCAAAGCTTTGGATAATGCCAGGCATGCACACGCGCGTCTTGATTGCAGCGGCACGAGCATCCAATTCTCCCTGCCGTTCGACGTTCGGCGTGCGCAAATTCAAATCAATCATAAAATCACACTCCGTTCGGATTTTGCGAATTGTTGGCCATGAGAGCAGGCAGTACGCCCTTACCATAGCGCGATACAGCCGTACATGATGTATACCAATCATTACCCATAGTATCACCTGTGTGCGTCAGCTCAATAACTTGATAGATCCACTCTTTATCAAGCGGCATCTGCGCCTGACCAGGCGTGACCTGTGCTTCCGCAATCTCGCTATTTTTAAGCTGCACCAAGGACCACATCTGTACAGCAGGATTCAGCAGCAGCTTAAAATTTGCGCCATACTGTGTCTGCGTCGGCATACCGACAAGACCGGTAGTAGGCGTTTGCACGATAGCTTCATCCTTGGCAGCGTCGGCAAGCTTAATCATGTTCAACTTGCCGTCATTCACCCAATAGCTCGCACCGTTACCGCGGGCAATATCAGAAATATAATCTTTAGGCTCGCCAAAAATAACCTTACCCCGTGGCAGCTTTTGCCCGGACAGGCCCTGCGTGATACTATTCGTAGGTATTTTGGTTTTTGACTTTTCGCAGACCGCATCCAAAATCTGACGTTGATTAACGCCCTTGTTTAAGGTTTTTGCAATAAAATTTTTAGCAAGCACATTAGCGCCATCCACACACAGGAGCGATAACACGTAATCCGTGTTGTTCTCCTTGCGCCGGGATGGATAAATAATTTTACCGTCAAAGATAACTCCGTACTGTTTTTCTTGGGTATTACCTTCAGCATCCTTTGCTTCCTGAACGGAGCCATCTGCAGATGTAGTCAAGTAGCCTTCATAACCGGCCTCAATGATGATACGGTCGCCTTCCTTAAGGATTTTCTGTTCGGTTGCTGCAGTAAGATTGTAAATCTCCACAGTTGAGTAATTGTTTATTTCCCGAGATTTTTTGACCGTAAACTTCACATGCAGGTCAGACACGTTCAAGGCCTCTTTGTCCTGATCATCAACTACGAGGATTTTCCATTTGCGCATCCACAGATAACTGCTCATGAGCCATCACCCCACAAAAGCACCCAAGCTGAGCCTAATGTCTCATTATCAGGCTGCTCCTGTGTGGTAGGACCAACAGCCACGATTTGAGCACTGCCAATGTTTAAGTACGCGTACTGCCCCAGAAAATCAATACCAGGCACCAATGGCATGCCTGTAATCAACTCTTCGCCTGTGCTATTGTCGCAGACATCAGCCACCCACAACTCGTACAAATCATAATAACGTAGCTTCAGCAGGATGTTGATGTTACGCTCGCCATCAAGCGTCAGCTTAAAAGTCTTCTTGTCAAAAGGCGTGGTAGTCAATGGTATTTCATAATAGCTCATTACCACTTCACCTCCAGACCTGTGCCCTTTTCTACTTTGCGAAAAATCGTACTGTTGTCGCCTTTAGGCTGCACTTCCTGCGATTTACGCTGTGCACCTGTAGTCCACTGACGCGCGGAAACCTTTTCGGTTCCAACATTAACCACCAGCACCTGCACAAGATTCACAGTAGCTTTGAGCGCGCATAGCGTCGACACATCATCGCTCACATCAATGCTCTCAATAAGCATATTCTGGTACGTGTTCAGACGCGTAACAACCTGCATGGGTATACGCAGTTCCTGCAGCTTGCAGAGCAAGCGATAGGCCTGTACAGATTTTGTGCCGCCATCCCCACCATAATTAGCACCAACACGATAAGCCATGGCATCAGATACGCCAATCTGCATCGTCATACGGATAGGATTTACAAAAGCATGGTCACTGATATTTGCGCCAGTCTGCACAGGATGCTGGGTAACCGTCAAGCTGTGTTCGGTATCGACGCTAAAAACAGCGTCAAAAAAATAACCGTCGATGTTCGTTTTGACCATCAGCAACTGCTGCAAGCCTAGGCCACTGCCCCAAACAGATGGACTATAACCATCATTAGTCTTAAATGATTTATTGCCCGTGAGCTTAGCAACCAGATTATTAGCGCCCCAGATACCATTTAAAGTGTTCATTGTACCCATTAAGCTCATACAAACACCGTCCCTCCGTTATGCGCTGCCAGACGCTGGGCAAAATCTTCCATTGTTCCTTCTACAGCCTTAGCCATACCTTGCGGATCACTGACATTGCCACAGTTAACCACAATACCTCCAACATTTACAACTCCACCGTTATAATTTGCCGTACTGTTCGCCATTGGCATAAGACCGGCAGTACCACCTGCAGCAAAACCTGCAGCATAGCTCGTAGGAGCCACAAGGCTGTCATACCCGCCTCCACCGCCGCCGTGATAATCATCCGCTTGTTTATTGCCAGACCGCATAGCTTCATAGGCAGCACGAGCATTAGCTTGACGTTGAGCATAATTAGCAGACGCTGAATCAGGCTTTTCATATTCGTCCGTCATAATCTGGCTAGCTATCTCCGGCAATTCAGCGCTTTGCATTTTAGCGTAAGTATCAGCGTAGGACGTGCGCATTTCTTCTGCCAAAAATTCAATCTGCGTGTCAAGGTCAGTCCAATCTTTACCACGAGCAGCAGCAAAGCGTTTGAGCTTTTCCCAACGTTCATTGTGCCATTGAGCTAAACCGCCAGATGTCCCATTATCACCGATAGCATCCGTGCGCAAGCCAGATTCCTGGACAAGGTTGCCTACAACACCAGCGGCAGCAGAAGCAGTAAAGCCCATCGACATAAGCTTTTGCTGGATATATTTAGAGCGCTCGCCTGTTGCATTTTCATCAGCGGCCGCATTGATGAATTCCTCACGCGCTCCCTTAAAATCGCCCTGCATAGCCTTACCCAAAGCACGCATAAGATGTCCCATACTATTGGTCAGCGTGAGCACCTTATCTACAACTTTACCAACGGCAGTCAGAAAGAAGTCCCAGAATTTCTTCACAACAGGATACTTCTTGCCAAAAATACTCTCGACAATCGTCGCCAGACCTTCGGCAATTTCAGCAACACCCTTAGCAATATTAGCTACAGTCTTTTTGAGCTTTTCCTGTCGTTCTTCCGTAAAGACTTTCTCAAATAGCTCCGTGAGTTTCTCAAGGATAAACGCAATGCCTTCCTTAAGCTTTTCAATAAGACGACGCAGCGGATTATTCTCATCAGTGAGCCATTTCCAGAGCGGTTTCAATGTTTCTGATGATTCGCGTCCCTCAAGATAACCAAAGAAGTCCTCCAGCATGATGAGTGCAGTGCCGATGGCCATCATCATCAGGCCAAACGGACCTGCCATGATGGCAGCACCAACAACAGCAAACACAGCTACTAAAGCCTTTGTTTTACTTGGCAACGCATCAATAAAATTATAAATGCCCTCGAATAGCCATTTTAGAGCCTTAACCAGCGACATTGCTACACGCACAACACTCGCCAGTACGCTGGCTACCTTACGTGCCAGTGCAGGCAAGTTCTTGCCGAATTTATCATTCAGCCAGCGGATAAACTCCTGAAAATCTTTGATGTAGGGCTGCAGCTCTTTGATAAGGTAATAGACCACCCATTCCTTAAACATTTTTAATTTGAGCTGCAGACTTTGCACGTCATAGCCAATCTCACGAATCCAGGCTAATTGTCCGTCAGCATCTGCAGGAGTAGACAGCTCTGCCATCTCCTGACGCAGGCGGAAAAACTGTTCACGCAACTCCGGCACCCACGCCACATCCTCCTGTGACGCGCCCATGGTTTTCAGGACCACACTCAAGGTTTTAGCTGTGTCCTTTGTCACCCACATGGACTGCGCCAGCTTCTGGTATTCTAAATCAGCGCTGGCCACAGCCTTAATGTTATCAATGACAGCTTCCGTAACCTTTGCCAGCCCTGCAAAGATAGCGCCATATTTAAGGATAGAGCCTAATTTCCCGAGCATACCGGATAGATTATTGATAGCTTGCGCAGCACCGGCAAAGGCATCCTTGTCGACTTCTGCACCGATGCGGACAAGATATTCTTCTAATATATTGCTCATCAGCCTACTCCTTTCTCATGGCGTCCTGCATACGCCGTGCATTTTCTGCCTTGACCGCCAACAGTTCGTGAGCGTCCAGCAAATCATCAAAATCATATGTGCCATCACACAGCTCGTGCTGCCTCCAAAGCCCTGCCGCAACAGGAGCAAAGGCGAAAGCATCAAGCGTCGGATAACTCATCGGCTCGTAGGTTTGCCCATCAATTCTGCCGGGAGCTTCAACCCGGCTGCGGCGAAAAAAACTCCGACGTTGAAAATCAACGCATGAACAGTCAGCTGGATAACGCTGGCAGCATCATACGCCAGAGCCTCGTCAACAAAATCACCCTTAGCTGTCAAGACAGGTTCAGGGAGCTGCTGACCGTTGCCGTTATCAACTAAGCGGTTAACAGTACGCAGCAGCAGAGATTGCAGCTCGTCAAAATCCTTGCGTGGCATACCCATGAGAGCAGCAGCCATCTCGGCTGTTTTGCCGCCCGAGGGAGCCAGCACGCCAGCAACTTTGAAAGCAACATAGCTGCCTGTGCGAGCGTCCATCTTAGTGAGCTGGTAGGATTTGCCAGCCACCTCCACAACTTGTGTTTTTTGTTTAAGCATAATTCAGCCCTCCATCAAATCGGCAGATTAGTAATCTCAGCACACATCAGCGTCCAAGACACTCTCTGGCCTTGGCTCTGATAGGGAGTGTCCGGCTCTTTTTGTGGAGAGATACCGGAAATAATATGGCGGGTACCTGTAGCGGTATTACGCAGAGTCATGCTGGTGCTTGCCCATTCGCTCGTAGGCAGCTGCCACAACGCATTAAACCAGGCACTCAGCCATTTATGCAGGCTAGATGTCTGCTGTACCTCGATAGTTACGGTGCCATTATTGCCCGCAATCTTAGATACCATTACTGAGCCATCTGCAGCAATGTCATGAGCAGTGCGGTCGGTGGCTTTAGCAACAGTTACAGAGCCTACACCAGTACCATCAAAGAGATACGAGCCAAATGTAGGATGGTTGATAGATCCAGCCAAATCAGCAAAACTGTAAGTAGTTAATTCCATTCAGATAGCCTCCTTAGCGGTTAACATTAACCTGGATGGTAACAAATTCGATTGCACCAGCCAGCTTGCAGCAGACATAAATCGGCGGAGCTTTACGCTTATCGCGGTCAGCCTGAGACTGCTCGTCAATAGGCTCGCTCTGCACCAGATAGCCATCAGGCAGGTAATCACCTGTCTGCAGATTCAGGCACTCGGCACCGTTCCACTTGCCCGGAGCGATAAAGCCTAACTTTACATACTTACGACAAGCATCATTGATAACATTAATAATGCTTGTAACGCCAGCTTCAGTCTGCGGCAATTTTCGGCGCTGGTAAAGCAGGTCCATGACATTAAGCGTAATGTCATTTTTGAGCATATCAAGATACAGCACTTCATCAAAGCTCGTGCCATCAGCCATATAGCCCTGCTGCAAAACATCGTATTCCTCGCCACGAGTAATATATACATTACCGTTATGGCCTGTAGATTCAGAGCTACCACACACATGGGTTACCTGAGATTCGGACAGGTCATCTGTTTTTACGCCGGGCAGAGTTTTGTACGCCAGCGTAAACGCATCCCCGGCAAGACCACGGTTAGCGCCCATCGCGTAGCCCATAGTAGCTGCAACAGCATTGGGAGTATCCGTGTCACCACAATACTGACCAAAGCTGCGACGGTAGTTTTTATCCTGCAAAGCCTTAAAAATGCTCTTTGCATCACCAGATGCGTCAAGTACGCTTTTATCAGCAGTCGTATACATGTAGACGCTGTCAGGTACAGCGGTCTCGCACCAAGCTGCACAGTCTTTGATATCAACATCTTCTGCGCCCAGATAGCTAAACGGCCACCACTGAGAGTTAGCAGCACGGCAAGCCTCCAGCGTAGCAGTTAGATTCGTATCTTCCGTCAGCTTTACGCCTACCGCCAGCTTGCGCGGGCTGGTCGTAGAAGCAAAATAGAGCTGAGCAGCCTTGTATTCCGGTGACGTTTCCACAAACCCGTCAGTCAGCATTTGAGCAGCGCTTGTATAAATACGCACCCTTTCATTTGCCGGAATAACCTCAGACTTGCCAATAATCAGGCCAAGGTTAAAGCCCTTGCGAGCAGCAGCCTTAGCAGACAGGTTGATAACCACGTCGACAATCGGAGATAAGTCCAATTTATAAGCCAACTAAATCACCCTTTCTTAATAATAATTTCACCCGGTTCAAGAATAACATCACTCGTACCAGGCTCGTTTGCTTTAATCGTAACGTTGGCTTCTTCAATCGCTTTCACGATAGATTCAACGCTGATCAGCACATTAAAATATAAAGTCAAATCGGCACGCTTCCACCATCGCCCTTGGAACAGTTCAGGCGCATATTGGATGGAATCCTTGCCGGGAATAATATAAATTTTTTGTTTTTTGAGCTTCGGTCGGCCAAGCAGCAGCTCAAGGCGTAGCTTAAGCAGCGATTCATAGCAGGCAGGACCGTAAGCATTCAGGCGTAGCTGGATGGTACGTGTGCTTGCACTCTCACGCAAAAAATCACGTCCTTCAGACTGCCAACGCTCATCAATCGGCTGCATGATGTCCTCGGCCGCCTCGGTGCACTGCATAAAGACCACGTTGTCTGTAAGCTTCCAGTCGGGGCCTCCGTCCGTTGGCCAGGAGCGGCGTACAGGCGGCGGTATTGTCTTAGCATCATGCCCGAGGATGTCCATCAACTCTGCCCACATTAAAGATTCAAATTCAGCAATATTTTTAACCAACGCCATCACCGTCCAATCTTGTCCCGATAGAGCGGTAAAATCCATAATCAATATCAGGCGTAACAGTGAGGATTTTGTAGCGTGCTCCGCGCCATTCAAGCTCATCGCTGATAGCTTCACCATTGGTCGCGTGCAGCTCCACGTTCGTCAAAAATTTCATTGCCCCGGTTACGCGGTCACCTTCGGGCAATAACTGCAAATCTTTAGGCTGGGCAACAGTAACAATCGCCGCCACCTGCAGCACAATAGGATTGTCTGTATCTCGGCCATAAGCTCCATCGTGCCAGCTTGCAGCGTAGCGTTTGACAGTAATGCGCTGGCAGCCTAAACGCTTGCTGCGCACCACTCTGCCAACATTAACCACGTCAATCACTCCTTACCACATAAACAATAGCCTTACGCAAGGCACCGGTATCAATCAGCGGATTAGTTTTGCCGCCCTTGCCTTTGGTCTTTTTATCTATGGTTTTCGGGGAGTTAGGCGGCCAGCCATTCTCGGCATCCGTGAACCATTTGCGGCAGATGTTCTGCGCCAGCAGGCCCGTGCGTTTGATAAAAGCATCAGCTCTCGCTCCATCGCTAGTCATAGCAGCCTTTACAGCCTTAGCGTATTCTTCTGCAATCTCACGGTGGTGCTTGGCGATGGCCGGTTCAATAACAGGACGTGGCGGTGCATGCCAAAGCGGCGAGCCATGTGTTTGGACATACAACTGATAAGCCAAGCTGTACTTCATACCCTGATCCATATAGCCCTGCATTTCCTCACGCATGGACCTACGCCGGATTCCATGAGTATGGATGTACAGCAAGCTCGCATTATTTATAGGCTCATCGCCACGAGAAGTTTTCTCCTGCGGGATACCCACATATAGCTTATTAACACGGTTCAGAGCTTGCACTCTGTCCATAAGGCCCTGTAGCCCGCCGCTGACCGTTCTGTGCGATGTATTTATGCTTACCATACATACATCCCTCCCTTGCCCGCAAAACGTGCCAGAGTGGCAAACTGCACGCCAAACGCGGTCAACCGGAACGCCGCCCAACCTGCAAGGTCCTGCGACAGCGCTGACGTATCCATAGAATAGGACACACCATCAGCAGACTCACTCGTAACAACACCAGCGGCCTGAGCTGCGGCAAGGATATCAGCAGCAGGTGCCCCCGGGTCTGCAGCAGACTGCATGTAAAGGGTGCACATATGGGCGATGAATAGTCCGATGGCCATCCTCCACATCTTGCCATAGCGCTGCTCGCTTACACACGCCTGACCAAGCTCTACAAAGCTGTCCAGCACTATTTCCGGCAGCGGCTCAGCAAACTGTGGATAGAATGCCAGGAAGTCCTCCTTGGTGTAGGAAGGATTCTCCTGCGTTTTGATATTGCTCGCCTGCGCAATCAACGGATGGTACATAATGCACCTCCTTATTCGCTTTTATCCTCCGCTTTGCTTTGCTTGGCTTTGGCAACAGCTTCTGCCTCAGCCTTCGGAGTTTTACCATTGACCGGCACAAGGTCGCCAGACTCAACGGCCAGCGCATACAGCGGATCAGTTGCAATCCAATCGGGAGCATCCTCAATTTCCATGCCACCCTTAGTCAAAAAGCGTTCCGCATCAATGCGTTCAGTACCGTCCTGCTTCACAAAGCCAAAGCGTTTTTTGGTTAAAATAATCATTGATTGTCCTCCTCAAATAAAAAAGCCAGACGATAAACGCCTGGCTGGAATATTGCCTAATCAGATACCGATGTGGTATGCGACAGGTTGGTAATACATGAATTTAACCTGGCCGATTTGCGCTGCAAACAAAGTCAGGATGGCGGCACGCTCAACAGACGGTTGAGTATACGCACGGGTGATAGGCACAGTCAAATCAAAGTTAACCATATCCTCATCGTTAACGTAAACCATCATAAGGTCTTTTTGACCGGTGCCAGCCTTGATGCACCAACGGCAAGGCTCAATGGTGATAGAGCCGCCCTGCTCTTTAGCAATATTGTTCTGCATCAGATACTCCATAATGGAGATGTTTCCAGCGTCGGAAACCTTCTGCATGGTGATGTAAGCATACTGCTTCGGCGGAATCAGAATATGATTCGGCATGCCTTTCATGTCATACTCGGATGCAGCCCACGCATCCACCAGCGCATTGTTAATGTCATGCAGGATCTCATCCGCGGTTTTAGTGTTCCATGCGGGAGTGCCATTTGCACCATTACCCACAGTGTAGGTAACAACATTCGGGTCATTCAGCAAGCCAGTAGTACCTGCCTCCTTGAAGCCGTTGTAGACATTGAGGTCAAGAGTTTTGTTGTAGTTGAGTTTAACGCCCTTATCCAGCAAATCTTCCAGATTACGGCCAATCTGCTTCATCTTCGCCTGGTCAATAAACGGTACCTGCATAGCGTGCATCCAGGTGGATACCTTGAACATGTTCTTATTGGTGTTGACCTGCATTACAGGAATTGTAGTAGCACCGGGAGCAGTAATGCTGTTAGCATTTGCGCCAGAAGTTGCATAGTCAACATCAAAGGTAGAAGTAAATTCTACCCAGCCGCTGCCAGTCTTAGCGACAATATCGCGCTGCCAGGTTACGCTGGCCAGCGGTTCGCGCAGCTTAGAATCAACCTTTTCAAGTTCGCCTGTAATGTACGCCATGCCGGAGCTGGCAGCAGCATCCCATGCAGAGCCGCGGAATCTTTTACGACCACCATTCTGCATGGCAAGATTACCCAGATTACGCATACCAGCGTCCGGGCTATAAAAGCCAAATCTTCCAGTTGTCATCTTATTTATACCTCCATATATTACGCAGAAGCACGAGTCAGCAGAGTAACCTCGCAGACACGATTCGCATCTATTGCGCCGCTAGTCCAGCGCATATTCGGAATTTCAATGGTGTTAGTGCTGTCAGCTGCAGCTTCAAAGCCGCCAACAACGCCGTTAGCGATAGAAGTATTAGCTTTAACGCGCACGTAAACTTTACCGTTAGCTTTCGGAGTGCCAACATTACATACAACAGTAGCAGCGCCGCGTTCCAGGACAGACATATACTGACCGGGCTGATATTCGGTTTTATTTTGCTCTGCATAAGATACTGCCTGCTTAACAACACGCAGCGCAATGCCAGCGACATCAGCAGCAGTAGTTGCAGCGCCAACAGCAGTGTAAGTGTTGTCATCTTTAATGCAGACAGCGGCACCAAAAGGGATAGCTTCGCTTTTCTCGTTTAACAGACGGCTGGCCACGATATCGTCCGGAGTGCGGGCGTAGTTACCGGGATAGCCAAAATTCATAGAGATACCAATTGCTTTACCACTCATATTGTTTTGCCTCCTTAACGATTTTTATAATGGGGATTATATTTTTTTGCAATTTCACGTCCCAGAGCGTAATCATCAGGCTTGCTGTCTTGTGCAGCGGAACGGCGACGCATCTGCATCAGCTTGCCATATTGAGCATCCTGCTGCATAGAGCCTTTGATGAGGATAGCCAGAGAGTCAGCCGCACGTTTGCGCTGTGCCTCATTGGGGATAGCTGCAACAGCAGGCTTCAAGTTTTTAATTAAAGCCATAGCTGCGTCACGTGCTTCTTTAGCATCAGGTGCACACTCGCCCTCGACATCTTCCTCCGGCGCTGCATCCTGCGCATTAATATCTTCCGGCGGCTCGATTACATCATCCTCATCACCGGCAGGAGCTGGTTCAGCAGCAGGCGCTTTGTTTTGGAGCTCTTCCTCCAGCGCGTCCAGAGCATCCTTTTTAGGTTCAGCAGCAGGCTGCGCAGGATTCAGCTTAGAGCTGATAGCTTCCAGTGCGTCCTCAATTTTCTTAAAGCGCGCCTCAGTAGCCTCGTCCATAGCAGCAGGTTTATTTTCAGGCTGCGGCACAGCAGCAGGCGCTGGTGTTGAGGGAGCTGGCGCAGGCTGCGGACGCGGTTCAGCGTCAGAGCTACCTGCAAGCTTTGCAGCAGCCTCCATGTCCTCCGGTGTAGTAGATTCGTCGCGAGCCAGCGCTCGCAGGATACGTCCAATCAAAGATTTAGACATTTTTGTACCTCCTTTTTTATCGTCGGCAGTATCACGGATGGCCACCTTGTGCCCCGCCCTGCCTTTATCAACAACCGCTACATGGTTACCGCGGATTTCCAGCTGATCATAGCTGGAGTCACTCGTCGGATTCCACAAGCAGTCATAGCCGCAAGATATCTCGCGTTTGCCAGCCTCAATCTTATTGATAAGGTCAGCATCGTAAATAACCAAATCAGCGACCAGGCAATTACTCAAATCGCCATCGCCTCGACGCACATCACGGCACACGCCTTTCATGTACCGCCCATAGTTATCGGGAGTTACATCTTCCTCCGGATGCTCATCGCATACAGGCTTCCCCTCAAAGCTTGCCACGGCAGCACGGTCAAAGACTTCGGCTTCAGGGCGCTGGACATTATAAATGCCATCAGCGACCGGACCGCCAAACTCGCAGCCTCGATACTGCTGTGTACCGGTACGAGCAATCGGAACGTCCTTGCAGATCAGAAAACCTTCTGGCGTTTTAAGGATGTGGTCGGAGATTCGTGAGCCAAAATATGCCTTGCTCATAGCTCACCTCCAGGTAATAGTTTTTTAAATTGTTTTATGCCCATGCGCTCGATTTTGCCGTTTCGGTACACCTTAGCTGGCCACGCCACCTGGTCAAACCTTATAAGCGGCTCAGGATAGCAGCGGCAATTATAAATGTTCCCCGCATGGTAGTACCCTTGCGACTTCTCATGGTTAAGCAACTCCGGTGCCGGTGCCTCGCCCCAAGGGATAATCACACCATCCATGTGAGCATGAGCAGAACGCACACGAGAGTCCTCGCTTGTCCGCCAGACGTACCACTCAAGCCCTGCCTCAGCAGCACGCACCTGCGTCAGAGCCGTGCTGGCTTTAGACGTTTCCGTGCGGGCGATGAGCCTTGCATGAGCTTCGGTCATGTGCGGGTACTCTTTGAGGATATCGTCTATCATCGCCTCCGGTCGCAAGCCTTGCTCATAGCCCTTAGCAATCTTGTGAGCCACCCTATCAGCCAGCGTGAGCGGCATAGAGCGGATTAATTCAGCGTTGCGACTGATTATACCCTCGTACACTTTTGCGACGCGTGGCGAGGCAAGTTCGCGCTGTAGAGCGGTGCGGATGATTCGCCCCTTGCTGCCCTCGGCTGCTGCGGCACGCCACGTCTTATGCCCATCGCGGAACAGATGCGTAGCCATCGAGCGCGCGATTTGGTCGCAGGCACGAATAAAAGTCGGGGAACGAGCCAGCCGACGCATTATGTCAGCAATAAAAAAAGGACTGGCAACGTGAGATAACTCACGCTTCAGTCCTTGCATCAGGCGGTCAATTGCGCTGGCATAAGAGCGCTCAATGACTCGCGGCATTTTAAATTTTTTCATGTTATTACTCCAATAAAAAAAGCGCAGCTAGAAAACTTCTAACTACGCTTAAGGAATTAATTCCTTGATACCCTTGGCGGCACGATATGCCCTTTTCATCAGGCTGTTTTCTTCGAGATACTCAAGACCTTTTAATGTTAATCTCAGACGACCGATGCTCATCATAACATCACCAGCTGCGCTTTCATCAAAAGCAATTCCGGTAATGTACCCAGCCTGCGAAAGCATACGCAATAGCTCGCGCCTTCTCGGTTCGGATACGTTCAGTCGCTCTGCTGAAATCAGCCTGCAGTCAAACTCGTCATAGTCCATCGACGCTTTGAGTGCGGCAAGGATTTTGTAGATTGTGTTAAAATCGCCCATAGGAAACACCTAGTTCTTGCCACATTTTGCACAAGTTGCAATTGCGGCATTCCAATCGGTGATTTCAGGACACAAATCCTTTTTGTACTCACCATAGCCACAGTGAACAATGTCGTAGCAATGTCCATCGTATATTTCTTTTTTCAAAATTGGGCAATATACCATCATTTCATTTTCTGCATCCATTCTTTAATCACCTCGATTTTCTTTAATTGCCTAGGGTCGTATTTCCATCTTGGATAAACTGTAGATAATCTACCGTTCTCAATCACAACAGATGAGCCGTCATCAGATATAAACAAATACTTGTCACTTGATTGCTTAAACATAATAAAAGCATTGTCGACGAAAGACTGCGCTTCATCTAACGTAACTCCACGACTTTTTAGCTGTTCCGTACCATGAATGCCCGGGTCGACAATTTGAATTCTTACCGGCTCCATAGCTTCATCACGCGGAGAAGCAAGTCCTAAACTTTGCAACTGCCTAGTCAATTCAGGGTACTTCTTCGCTTTTGCTAATTTAATCTTAACATCTTCGACGCTAGAATTCAAGTCGCTATTTCCGCCAGCAGACGAAAACTTTCCATCTTTATCCCTTGGATGCTCCGATTCCTCCCACTCCGAATCCCCTACTCCTTGCCTGACGGGAGCACGTGCCTGCTGTAGTGATTCTTCGCTGCCAACAGCACCAGCAGCCTCGCCACCGCCCATGTCGCCAAACATACCACCCATCTCGCCAGGCGGCTCCACGGAGTCGGACGCACGCTCGATGTCCTCATCGGTAATGTTGGTCCAGACACCGGTGCGCTCGCTCTGCTGCTTCAGCTCCTTCAGGGCAGTGCGCTGAGAGATAAGCCCAGCATTGTAAGCAGCTACAACGTTATCTGTGCCACACTTGGCAAGGTCGGCGCGCTCTTTATCTGAAGGCTCTGCAACAGGGTCGAAATCAAAGTCGAAGTCTTTCGGCAAACTGCCAATAGTGGAAATGATAAAAGGCGGTAAAACTTTGTTTAAGATAGGTCTTAATACAGCTTCCTGCTTTTCTGCTATCATATCATAGTAATTCTGCAGGTCACTTTCACCAGTAGCGTTCAGCCCGGACGGAGACCTTCCGAACAGCTTTGTCACCGGTATCTCGGCGGCACCGGAGATATCCATGATAAACTGCTGATAACAATCAGCAAGACCGCCGAACGTATACTGATGCGTTTCCAGACCATCTGCTGCATCCATCACTTGCATACCCATATTGTTCAGCAGCATGTTCTGTGCCTCCAACGTACGCAGCAGCTCAGCTTGCGACTCACTGTCAGTAGCAGCCAACAGCTGGCCTAAATCCTGCATTTTAAGAACACGAATATTGGCCATGAACGTCAGCTGAGCAATATTCCATGATACGTTATCACGCTTCTTCAGCTCATCAAAAACAGACTCAACCACAGAAGCTCCCCACTGCATCTCGGCGATTTCTTCCCAAAAAGGTAATGTATTACCGGTAAATCTGATTACCCTGCTGTGATGTATTTTTACAGAACCACCACCTGCAGGATCAGTTACAGTGTAATATTTCGGATAGCCATAATCAGGATCCGAAATATCTTCGATAAGCTCGCTGGATGGGTTAACTCCGTTCCACCGGTCGAAAATAAGCAGCCCTGCGAAATCCCCGGGCATTATCCAATCAAGCCTAAGAGGCTGACTGAGGTCGTAGCCTTGATGCTTGACCAGCATCACGCCAAGCGCCCCTCCATAAAGTCTGCCCCACTGCATTCCACGCTTCAGCTTATCAATAAGCTGTGTACGCCTTAGCGAAATACTAAGTTTTTTCTCTACATCCGGATCAATACCGCTCGTGATTGTTATCCAGTTCTTCAACATATCCGACGGGATAACATCAATAATGCGGCGTATTATCCAGCTCTCGCGATACAGCGCATTCAGCTGATTGAAATCACGGCTAAGGCGCTGCAAACTGTACTCCGTGCCTTCCAGCAGGTTCGGAGTGCCCGCACCCAGCCTGGCAAGCACATTAGTAAATGCATCAAGCGCCCTCGCTCTTCGAAGCTGTGGTGCCGGAGCACTTAGCGTACGTTTTCTTTTAGACATTTGCTATCCTCCTTGGCCTGATTATAGTGCTGACATAATAGCGGACCGCATCCGGACAGTGGTCTGCTACCTTAATAGGCTTCTCCTTACCGCTGTTCTGCAGCGCTTTATCATCCCATACATAAGCCTTTAACTCCTTAATTGTATGAGTCAAGCCCTTATAAAAATGTATCTTACGTCGAGTCATCAGTGTATTCACCTTGCGGATGCCCTCTATAACATCATTGTCGGCGTTGATTGTTTCCACAGTCTCTTTTGCATGCAAGCCTCGGTTGCGCAGCTCAATCTTAAAGCTTGCTGCGGATGGGTCAATAACCACGTTTGAAGGCCACAGCTCCACGCCACGCACGAACTCAAGCAGGTCATCAGCGTACTGGCTGTTGTCCTTCTCGCGTTGTTCTGCTCTGCTATCCCAGTAATATTCACGGATAAACCACAGATCAGTACCATCATCAAGCACATCAAGATAAACCATAGGATTGACTGTACCATAGTCTATCGTTATAGAGCGCTTCATGATGTGAAGATTTTTAAGCAGATACTCCAGCTTCTCGTCATCAAAAAGCAGCTCATCATCATCCCATGCATCACGATAAATAGCACCTTGGGCCATTACCCATTCGCCTAGGATAAATCGGCTGTAGAATACTCCGGAATAAGTTGTGCGGTAACGCTCTCGCACTGCCTCACTAAGTGACGGATTATCATCCATCAGAAAATGGAGATGCAGCAGCCTTTTCTCATCCCGCTTTTCAATCCACCTGAGCAAGAACCAATGCATAGGGCTATCAGGGTTACAGTTGAACCACATTTTAGCGCCCTCTACAGAACAACGGCCTGTTGCCTGATTGACAAACGATTCCGGCATCAACGCGACCTCATCACAGTAAAGACCAGCCAATGTTATACCTTGGATAAGATCCTGTGAAGACTCGTCCCTTCCGCCAAACACATAAAAATAGTTAATACGTTCGTCCTTAGCTATAACAATAAGATTTTCAGTGCGTGATTCTTCCACCTGATAGCCACGCACCAGCAATACAGGCTTAAGCCATTTCCAGACGTTACGTCTGAAGCTGCCTACGGTTTTGCCGCACATAGCAAAGTTCTGGCCATCGTAGGTATCCATAGCCCAAATAATAAAGCTGACGGCCATCGCTACTGTCTTACCAGCACGGATGGAACCGTCAGCTATGATACCAGCATAATCGTGGTATGGTGATTCGGGACACCACCACGTTAAAAGCTGCATTTGTTTTTTACTAAAACTTTCAAAATGTATTACCGGTTTGATAACAGAACGGAGATTTCCTATCATTTCCAAACCTCCCCTGCACTGCGTTTGATTGCATCGGTAAAGCCATCATCCTCATATTGAGTCTGTCCAGCAGACTCTTTCGGATTCATTCCCATGGTGTCACGATATACTTCAAACGCCTTAACATTCCCCCGCTTAGCCTTTGCTTTAAGTGCTTCAAGCATATCGAGGCGCTCTTTATCACTGGTAAAGTCTTCATCAAGCTCACGGAAGGTACGGAGTTTGCGACGCTTCTCCACGGATTTTTGAGCAGCTATCCTCGCTCTTTCCTCGTTAAATGGTTTTCCTTTCACCAAATTAGCTCTGCTATTTGGATTATCCCCTTTAGGCATTCATATACACCACCTCTATTCTTATAAAATAAAAAACCTGAGCATAACAGCTCAGGTCAAAAGTACATATATTTATTCATTTTCATATTCATCACTTAAAATAACGCAGTAGAGACAAAAGGTTCCCTGTTCTGCTTGTATGGCTTCAACGTTACGCCTAAGCCACTATTGTCCAGAATATCAAATTTTTTGTATTTCAGTGCTAGGTTAATAATCTGCGCCTTGATATTTCTTGGCATACGCTTCCAGTCTAAATTTATTGTGCCTCTGCTTTCATATTTTGTGTCCCTATATTCTGATACATCAAAATTCAGCTGATGTTTAATGTAATCAACCAAGTGCTCTTGTAAATTTTTTCGCTTAGGCTTAGGTTTCTTTGCTTCTTCTTGCTTACTAGCAAAAACAGAAGCTGCCTGTAACAATACGCTACGCTGACCAACGCGCCAATCTTCACCAAATTTATTACCATTGAACTTACCACCTGCTCCGCCATCAGCGTTACCTTCACCATCGACATGTACTCTTGCGCCATTAATAGTACGCCAATTTTCAGGATTCGGGTCTTTTGTATAAGCAGCATCTAAGATGCGTGCTGCTAAAATTAATGGTCTTAGTATCATATTCATCGGCGTCAGCCTCCTCACTCATCCTCGTATACAAATTCCACAAACTGATGAGCATACTTAAGAACGTCTCCAGTGTTAGCATCAGGATTATTTTTAATATAATCGATAGTATCAGCCATAGCCTCGTTATTATCTTCTAGCAATAACAAGATGCCTAACTCAAAATCATAATAATAGTCCGGCATTGATCTTAGCACTTTTTTTAATTCTTCTTCCATTTTGCCACCTTCATTTCAATGGTAATTTAGCATAAATATTATAGTCACCATATTCGTTAATGTGAAAAAAGTAAAGATAATTACGCACCGCAATAGAACCTTCATCCTGACCATCAAACCGCCCATGGAACCATGTGCTGATTTCATGAGTTACACGCTCACGTTCAGCTGGTGTAATCTTACTAGATTTCCTACTCTTGCGCTTCGGCTTTACAACCTCAGCCGCACGCCTGAGCGGTGATTTTGAAGCACTACCGCCAGCACCAAACTGCCCGTTAGACTTACGCGGATGTTTCGATTCATCCCAACCATCCCACACACGCGCTGCAAGCAGCAGATACCTTGTAAACATATTAACTCACTCCATCAATAATTGCAAGTCATTAAATGGTGCCCGGACTACCGCTGAGGATTTGAGAATAATAAGGGATGTCCCGTCCCTTAGGTTACGGCTTCCGGGCATAAAAAAAGCGCCCGGCTAAAAGCCAGACGCTAAATAAACAAAAAAGAACCCGGAATCTAGTACCTAACAATAAGCTACCGCATCCAAAGTTCCTCTCAAAAAAAGTATAGAATGTTTGAGTACCATCAGAAATTGCATCACTCTCAATCGAATTTTATCGACACTTCTCCACGGTTTTTATTATACCATAAAAATCACCGCTTTTTATCACGTCTTTGTGAACTCTTTGTGAATTTTAAAGAATAAGACCGCTCCAAAACGGAACGGTCGAGTAAATTATTGTTTTAGAATTTTATCTGGTCAGTTTTTAATAATGAGTTGATATTGATCGGAGGAAGAACAATCGGCGGCAAGTTCGGCTGCGCTGTCATCAGTGTAACTTGACTACGCATATATGGGAAAATTATAGCAATGGCATTAGGAACCATACGCTTTAGAAACTCTTCATTTTCTCCTTCAAATTCACCAATCAACAATAGTTGAAGATATAAAACTCCTTCAATCTCTACTTTGCATCGCAAACCTACTTTTAAAGATTTTTCGTCAATGATCGGCTTCTCTAATCTGAATCCTGCTTGTGCATCATCAACATTTTTAGTTTTTTTACCACTATTTTCCATATGAATATCTTGGAAAAATATTTTTTTTAAGCGCAAAGCACTTTGGCTATTTCCTCGTATTTCCATTTTCTCACCTTCTAAGCTGCATTTCGCAAGTTATTCTCACGACCGTCAAACAACTCGTCTTGATATTCTTCTTCAGCAGAAAAACCTATTTGAATAAATACTTCTTCGGGTACTGCAAAAATATCGTGTTCATCAAGATACTGGGCAGCAGGAATACCTTCGATAGTAATTCTTCCAGGTCCTTCTTTAAAATCCAAGCCCATTTCTTTTAGAACTTCTATGAACAACAATTCTTTTTCAGTGTAAGACATACTCAGCTCCCCCTTTCTTGAACTTTTTGTATATTTTTTATGCAATCATCATCATTCACGCAAATTTGCCGTTGTTTTCTTGTGTACGGAAATCCTATTACATTTCGAGCTATAGATGGAAATGTATAAGCAAATACTTTTATTCCATATAATTTAGCAAAAAAATTACACGCAACACATCTTATCTCTGCTTCATTCATATTAAGATTTCCTTCTAAGCCTTCTAGAAGATCCCTTGATTCTTCAATCATCTTATTCATATTGAAGCGAAAATCCAAATCATAGAAAAATTCATCTTCAGTTATAATATCAGCTGACAAAACTGTTGGCGAATTCCCTTGATTCTGTGGCTTTCCAGCTTCCAATTTTGCCCACCATTCTGCATCTTTTCGTTTTTCAAAAAAGTATACACCAGAACCAAGCCACTCACTATTTTTGCTACTGTGGATAAATTTGCTATTTAAAATTTTATTAGCTTTTTCATCCAACGTGCCATGAAAGCCCTTGATATTAACCATAAGTATACCACGTCCTATATCTTGCTATATTTAGCTATAGCTTGCTATATTGTACAATCATTATCTAAATTCGTCAACACCCACAAAAATTACAGGTAGAATAAGATATTTATCTTATTCTACCTGAGAAATAAAAAATCCTGCTTTTTTACCGCTTTTTTTACTTCGAATTGCAAATCACGCTGTAACCAGCCTGACGCTGCAGCTCGTCCATAGCCGCCTGCTGCTTCGGCGTAAAGCCCTGGTCTACAACTTCCAGACGTTCGCGGAATGTCTCTACAAAGAACTTCAGACGTGTATGTTTAGGCTGCAGGCCACCAAAGTTATTCCAGAGGATATCAATCGCAACAGCCAGCACGCGATAGATTGCCTGCTCGGACACAGCCTGGCACATGCGCTCGTATTTAAAGCCTGCCGCCGGCGCAGGATTGCGGCGCTTAAGTTTACGTTTACTGCTCATCAAGGTCACTCCTTCACTTGTGCAATCCATTCCTTGTGCTTCTTGACCATGTACAACATAATCAGACCATAGACCACCATGTCGCGCAAGGATTCCTCCGTTTTGTCAGCAATACCATGGTCATAGAGGAAAGCAATGTGCTTATTCAGATATCCCTTAGCCACATCATACATCATGTCATAGCCACCATCATGATGCTCCAGCAATGCACCGGTGCGGAAGTTTGACAGCGGATCAGCGCCAGCAGAATACTGCTGCTGTTTTTCTGTAAACAAATTCCCTACGCGATTAAGTTCATCATCAATAAACGATGTAAATTCTCTAGATTCAGTCATTAGAGTCCTCCTTAACTATAAACTACACGCCCATTTCTTTCGCCACAGCAGGCAATGCCGTTTTCGCTTCAGCACGAGTACGGTATACCCAGCCTTTGCCTAATAAAAGAATTTCATATGGGAGTTCTTTCCACGAGAGAGTTCCCACAGTCCATTGTTTCCCCAATTTTCCGAACGTCCAGTATTCCTCGTACATTTTGGGTTTCCAAGGCAACCTTATAATTTCTGCATCGCCATTGCACAGCATCACAAATTCAAACGGTTTCTCTACCCATTCTCCTTTGTCGATGCCTTTTCTCATCCAAACTCCGGACTCGGTGATTTGAAAAATATCGTCGCCGCTTGTATCAATCTTAAACTCCTCGCCCAGCTCCACGCCCAACATTTGGGCGATTTCGGGGATAAGATTTTTGCTCATCTTTTAGCACCTCCTAAAATAAATCCTCTTTCGGCAGCACGAACCAATACTCTCCCAATGGACTAGGTGGGTACCACTCCCATTTATAGCCCTGCTCCTTGCAGTACATAATCAAGGCATCAGAATCCAGGCACATACGCCCGCTCTTTCTGTACTGCTTTGCTATAGGCTCAAATTTCGCACGCATTTCATCTGCAGTATAGTGTTCAAGAGCACGGCGGCCGTCGAATATAAGACGTGATGCAAGTTTTTCCGCGTGCCAGATTTCGCCACGGCGTTGCAGTTTTTTCTCTAATTCTTCATTCCACTCCACGCCTTTACTCCTCTACTACCTCCACCCCGCCACGCAGTACAGCCAGAAAAATACGCATCTGCATGGGCTGATTAGTAATGCTTGACCAATGGCAGCACTGGCTTGGACGGTACTCCAAATCGTCGGCGCTGAAACGGTACTGCGCCGGATACGCTCCGCCACGCTTAGGCTTGAGCTTAAATTCCTTGCCAACAGGGATATGCAATTTTTCAGCAATTACAGGATACAAATTAATCATAATATCGGCGTCACCTCCGTTTTGCAATAAGCAAAAACTTGACAGCAGCCACGAGCGCTGCGAAGTAATACAACTTCGCGGTGCTTGCGGATTAATTGGGAAATAAAGCTAGGTCCCGGAACCGTGGATTTTTGTACCACTCTAAGTTTTGCCCACTGCCGCTGACGCGGGCAGATGCGGCTAGTCTTGCAAGTGATTTGCGTTTGTAAGATACGTTTACGTGAAAGAATTGTCATTACATCAACGCCTCCGCTCCATATAACATCAACGCCAGCTGCCGCACTAGGCGCGTGCGCCTGCGCTGGATGGTCGAGAGCGATACACCTTCATGCAGCGCAATATCATCCAAAGGCACGCAGAAAAAATACGCCTGACGGATGATATCAACAGCGTCTGTACCCTCGCTGATTTCCAGCCGGTCAAGGATGCGGTTGATTTTAGCAACTTCCGCCTGATCACGCGCCAGCTTAACTTCTACAGCCATAATGCGTGCCTGCTGCTTCTCTTCGGGCGTTAGGCGTGAGCTTGCGCCGCCCCAGCAGGTAATGTCTTTAGATTTTTCCGTGACACGCTCCGCCTTCAGGTCGCGGATATCAAGCTTGTAGTGCTCAATGTTCGCGCGCAGCGTCGAGTAAGCATACAGCCGTGCTTCCGTCGCCTTGTAGCAGTCCTGCGGCTTAGGCTGGCTATTTAAGGCAGCCAGCGTTGCCACAACAGTATCATGTATCAGTTTTTTGTTGTCCACCTGCGCCACCTCCTATGTGTAAAAATAAATTCAATAGCAACTCAGAGTGGGGAGCAAGCAGCTCCCTCGCCTCCTGCTGAGTCACCGTCGCCTCGTTAGCCATGACCAGGCGCAGGCCGAAGCGTGCACTAGGCAGCAGCTCTGCTCCGGCAAAGCGTAGACCGATGAGCTTAACATACAGCTTGTGATCATGGCTGGCAGCGCTTGGTAGCAGCTGCCCCCAGAACTCGCTGTCGGCATAATCAGGCCACGGATCACTTACCACGCTGCCTAAGCTTAACCAACCAGCCATGGATATACTCCCCCATCTTCTGACGCAGGTCGTCCGTCATCTCGCAAATCGCCAACGCCTCCTCGGAGCTGCGTGCGATACCGGCATTGGCACCCGCCGCCAACATCGCCAACAGGAACACGCACTGCTGCAGCGTCGGCTTGCCGGTTGCCGTCTTGCACTCGATAAAGATTGCCTTGCCAGACGGATACGCTACGCCAGACAAATCACTGTAGCCTTGTGGCGGTCCGCTCTTGAACCAGCGGGCGCGCTTATTCTCAAATTCCAGCGTTTCCTGCGTCGGCTGCTCACGGTATAAATATCCTTCACCAACATTAATGCGGAAAACCTTATGACCTGCTGCCGTCACTGCGATTTCTATTTCTTTCATAATTCGAGTTTCCGATTTATTCAAACTTTAACCTCCTGTATTCATCCTGACGCAGCAGGCGGATAGCGGCACTGCGGTACCGTTCCGGTACTGCCAGCCCCAGCTGCACCGCTTTGTGTAGCGACCAGGCAAACTTAAAAACCTTGCCATCAGCACGTTTATGCGTAGAGCGGAACAGCTCCAGCTGCGCCCATGACTTACACTCGATGTGCTTACTATACGGCATGCGCGCGACTTCCTGCAGGATGATGTCCTCCACGACCTCCGGACCTTCGCGCTCTTCCTTCTCCCATACGTAATGACAGAGAGGGCACTCGGTGACCGCTGACTTGACCACTGCGAAGCACACCGGGCACTGCTTGACACTGAGCTCCTGCTTTTTCTTCTTGGCTTTGCTTTCCAGCGACCACTCCCTCACATCATCCGGCAGACCATGCCGGGTGAAATTGCCAACATGGTCCAGAATCAGAGCAACCTTATCCGGATTGTTGGGATTGGTACGCATCGACCTCATCGACTGCTGGATGTGCAGCGTGAGCGACTTAGTAGGCCGCATCAGCACCACGCAATCGCAGTCAGGAACATCGAAGCCCTCGCCAAACAAATCAACGTTGCAAAGGACCATAACCTCGCCGCGTCTGAACCCCTCTACGGCAGCCTGTCTTTGCGCCTGCGGCGTTGTACCGTCAAGGTGCATAGCATTTATCCCCTGCTCCCTAAAAGCGGCCGCTGTGCCCTCGCTGGTGGCGATAGACGAGCAGTACACAATGGTCTGCTTGCCCTTGGCCAGCTGCAGCCAGTTCTCGACGGCACTGCCAAAGATGGCACGCTTATTCATAAGCGCTTCAATCTCAGCCTTGTCGTAGTCGCCGCGTTTAGTATGCAGCTTGCTGGCATCCGCCAGCTGCACGCCGTAGTATTTGTACGGTGCCAGATAATGGTTCTGGATGAGCCACTCGGTACTCACTGACTCGATGAGCTCTTCAAATACGGCTCCCAGACCACCCTCGTTCATGCGCTGCGGCGTGGCGGTAAAGCCTAAGACCACAGCGCCCGGAAAATGCTGCAGGATGGACAAATAGCTCTGCGACAGTATGTGGTGCGCCTCGTCAACCAGAATCAGCTTCGGTTCCGGCATTTTGGCCAACCTGCGACAGACCGTCTGTACCATGCCTACGGTACAAAGCGAGAAGTCTACGCCGCACGCCGTGAAGGTATTGGTAATCTGCTGGCACAGCTCTTTGCGGTGAACAACAAACAGCACCCTGTTGCCGCGTGCCGTGGCGCTGGCGGCGATGTTGCCCTGTATAACGCTCTTACCACCGCCGCAGCCCAACACCGCACACACGCTGTGCCGCCCCTGACCGATTGCTCTGCGGATATTATCCACCAGCTCCTGCTGGTAGGGACGCAGCGGAATCATTTTACCGTCGGCTCCCACTTGTCGCAGCCATCGCAATGGTCACAGGCGCTGGTATCGCGTTTAGCGCAGTCATTGCACATAGGATCACGCACCTGCAGGGGACGGTGGCAATCTTGCGGAATAGCTTTAACGTCGACAGTTACTTCATCAGCCTCAGACTCCTGCTCCGCGAACATGTCCTGCTCGCCGCCGCAAGGCTTCAGGACGAACTCCCCGAGGTCTTCGTCGTATTCCAGATACGTGTTAGGCAGGGAGACAGCGCCGGCATTCTCCAGCTTCTCCGTGTAATTGGCGGTAGTTTTATGTTTGAACAGCGGTACAGAAATGTCCTTACCCATTGTTTCAGAATAGGTTTCGGTCAAGCTGACGGACAGCTTCATGCTGATAGAGCCATCAGCAATACGGCCAGCAAAGAGCTTCTCCAGAAGCTGCTGCAGGAGCTCATCAAAATCGGCCTTCATGCCCTTAAAAGTATCAGATTCCAGCGTCAACGTAAGGTATTGTTTATTCATGATTAGTCTCCTGCTGGAAATACATGCGGATATACGCGTTAATTTTCAGGAGATTGTCCGTGTCGCCGGATGCGGCAAAGTCATCGACCAGTGCATTCAGCATTGCGGACAGCTTAGTGTTCTTGCTGGCTGCATGCTGCGGCTCGTTCTGGAGCGGGCGATTGCGATAGCTATAACGCATTGCATCAACAGTAGACTCCGACACCTTGAGGATAGCACAACGCGGATACTGCATGGTCGCAGCATCTTCTACTTCATCCAGGTGGTTAGCCATCAAGGTCATATACGCTTGTGCGGCTTCCTTGTCGGCACTGACGTAGAAGCAAGGTTCGCCAAAATAGCTAATGCAGTCTGCCACAACCTTAAAATCGCCACCATGATATTTGATTTTTAAGGCACCGATATTCTTAGAGTTCACATAATCTCCGCTTTTAGTTTTGATATACATTTACATTCCTCCTAACTTCTGCAGCGCCCATACAGCACCGCAACCAACTAATACCGTCAGGCTCACTATCCACACAATGCTGATCAGCACTGCAAACACCAGACAGATTTTACTTAACATCACATTTCACCCCATTGACCTTGCACGCAAACCGGGCGAGGCAAACAGCAGCTTTGACAAAAGCCTGTGCCACCATCATACAGCAGCACCCCACCGCCATAACCAGCCCTGCAATACAATCACGTAACATGGCACTCAAAATTTTAAATAACATTGTTTCCCTCCTTTAGCTGCAGTTTTACGTAAGCCAGCTGACGTTTTGACTTACATTCAAAAAACCTACAAACCGCATGGTTAAGGCTTTTTTTGTTTTTGGCTTACAGGCTTACATTTTTTTTGAAAGGATATCGATATATATTATTATTATTTCCGCTCTAATCTAAAACGGGAAACTCCATACGTATATATCTAATTATGTAAGTCATGTAATTATGTAAGCCAAACGTTTAAAACCCGCATGGTTGAGCCATTTTTTTGGCTTACATTTGGCTTACATAGCTTACGCCTTGACATAAAGAGCAACATAGTTTGCTCTCGTGTTGTGTAACCGGTAAACATTGGAAAATCGTCCCTGAGTCGTTTTCAGTAAATGACCGCTCTCCGCCCATTTTTTCTTAAGCGCTGAGAAGTCGAAGCCATTCTTTTCTAACTCCTGCTCCAGGACCGTCTTGTTGATCATGATAACACCATTATTCTTGCGTCTACCCCAGTAGGCATAACCAGCATAATCATCAAGCTCGGTATCGAACTTGTCAGCGTTGGCGCCGATAACATCGACAATAATATTCCAGGCCCGCTCGCTCACATCAACCTCAGCCTTGCTCTTAACGAAACCAACTATATCCTCCGGCGACAGCACATCGCCAGGAGTACCAAAGATAGCCTTACTCGCAATAGCATCTGCCTGCAGCATGAGAGCCATCGCCATGGCCTGCTTCTCGGTCGTATCCGTTACTTCCAGCACCAGACGCATAATCTCATTGTAATCAGCCGCAAGATTCTTCCCTTCCAGCGCTTCGATAAACGCCCTGCCTGCACAGCCAAAGTGCTGCGTGATAAAATTAACCACAGCATTGCCGTTTTTAATTATCTGCTGGTCGCACTCTACTTCGACGACGCGGTTTTTTACACCGCCGCCGGACTGAGACTTCGTGCACGGTTCTTCACCGGTAAAAACAAAGCTGTTCAGCCAGGACTTCTGCCGCTGGAAGGTCGCGTTCGTCATACGACCGCGGTCGAGACCTTCGGTGACGCGCATGATCAGCGTGTCATAATTTTCAAATCTTGACTTGATTGTCTGCAGCTCGTCACCGAAAAACGGCAGGTTACGCAGGATAGACGCCGTACTCATCATAGAGTTGACCGTCATATTCATTGTTCTAACCAGCTTGCCCATGCCCGGATTGCCCCAGACAGACGCAGCCACCATCATGGCTACGGTCTTGCCGCTGCCGGTGCCGCCCCAAAGGTGCAGCACGAACGGCAGAGCAGATACGCGCTCGACCAGCACGCTCGCAAAGCTTGCAGCCAGAATCAGGCGCATATAGAGGTTCTGCCGGAGCGGGGCGACGTAGGCCGCCCATTCTTCCAGCGTGCCCTTGCTGGAGACTGCCTGCACCAGAGATTTATACTGGTCCTCACAGTCCAGCTTGACCTCATCCGTGTACGGCACAAAGCCTGCATCGGACCAGCCCATGTGGTCAATCGACTTTACCCGCGGCAGGATGTCCGGGTTCATGGCGATGACCTCTGCCAGATATTTCACCAGCAGACCAGCGTTGTCGCTGTTGACTTCAACGCCATTATCTGCCAGTAGGATTATTTTGTTTTTGTTGGCCAGCACAGAACGTGGAACCACCACGCTCTGCCAGCCGCCATTTTTAAAATACGCAAGCCGGATTTTTTCCGTTTCATCCTCCACGTTCACCAGCAGCTCCGTCGGCATGATGGGGATGGGACTTGCGTATTCGTTTTTATATTCTGTCCCGACCTGTACCGCTCGATACACGCCATTAATTGATGTGTTCCAGTTACCACACCGCAAGGCAAAGAGCTGCTGCGGAAATTTGGTCAGATTATCTGACCTTATACCCTTGGCTGCCTGCTGCTGCAGGTATGCCTTCCAGCAACTCTCAAACTCCCTCTTGCAGCACAGCTCCCCAGCGCGAAACCTCGCCATGGAAAGCACCTGTTGACGTTTGGAAGGCTCTGTGACCGCCGCTATTGCCTCTAGGAGCGCCTCACTTATAAGGCTGAACCTGTCGCACCCCTCAAAGAACTCTCTATCCAGAGAGAGCACTACAGGCCACTCGTAGGCTTCGATAGCTTCGGCGGTTCCACCGGCAGCAAAGTAATCTGCGATATCACCTTTAGGCGGGCAGTCAGGCCACAGCTTAGTGATGTCCATGACCTTTGCGCCTTGCCAGGCTGCAGCATAATCGGCGCCCTTCTCGTCATTATCAGGAATGACGATGCGCTCTGCATAAGATTCCAGCAGTGCCTTGTCCGTCGCGCTCAGCTTGATAGCCTTCTGCGCTCCGGTATTGCTCGTGGTAGCCAGGAGACCGGCAGCCGTCATAGCGTCGGCACACTTCTCACCTTCGACGATGTACAACTTTGTGCTCCGATGTTGTGCTAATAAATCTAAGTTATATAAGTTGTTACATCCTTCAGGCTTGGTGTACACCGTGCGCCCTTCGGCATTGATATAAGCAAAACTGAAAACCTTGTGCCCATCGGCCCACTTGCGGCGGCGCTTATAGTAAGCTTCCGTGCCGTCCGGGTTCCTGTAGACATGACGGTAGTCCTCAACAGGCTTTGCAGTCTTATAATCTACAGGCTCCGGCTCTGCAGGCTTCGCTCCAAGACGGCGGAACTCTCGCAGGATGTCCGCACCGGGAGCGTTGCACTTCTGGCAATATACCAGAAGTGTCCCGCCCTTTTCGTCTATGTGCAGATGATCTGCCTTACCGCACAAGGGACAGGTAGCGGTAACATGTCCGCCCGGCTTTGTTTTTACACCGGTTAAAAAGGGGCGAATATCGTCCAGGTGCAGCTCGGACTTAGAAAGGGATCTCTTCATCACTGAGCAACGGGACGTTAGTACCAAAGCTGTCCAAGCTGGAGGTAGGAGCTGCTACAGGTATTGCCGCCAAATCTACTTTTTTAAGCTCCGGAATCTTGAAATCGCCTTTTTGGATGCGCTCTACGGAGCAAAAATGTTCCACGTTCAGACGCGTGCGCAGCTTACCATTGTAGACGTATTCTTCTTGTCCAAGCACAGCGCCAATGACCATGCCGCAGAACTGCTGCTCATTGCCAGTAAAGCGGTCAGCCACAAAACCAGAGTTGCCGCTCTTTTCCAGCGCCACCAGGAATGCCTTGAAGAAACCAAGTGCAGAATCTTTGTAGCTGCGAATGAAGCTGAACAGCGGAATCTTATCACCGCTGCGTTCCTTGCGTTGGCCATAATAACCAACAAATTGCTCGTTAGCCTTATCTGCTACGCCTGCAATATCGCAGTAAATTTTCAGGTACTCTTTATCTGCGTGATCTTCGACCGCGCAGATGGCCAGCACATAACCACCAGCAGGCGGCGCTGCGTAGCCTTCACTCGCAGCTTCAACATTTCCCCAGTTAAGCTTTTTCATTTTTCTTTGCCTCCTCGTTAAATCCATAATACTCGCGGATAGCTGTATCCACAGCCTTCAGGTCATTGTCAATCTTCGGCGCGAACATCTCCATCGGTGACTTCGCCGTTGTGAGGCCATTGCTCTGCGTAGTAAACCAGTGCTCCTTACCATTAGTTTCAGCCAACAGTACGACGCTGAACAGACCTTCTACACAAAGCTTTTCGTCAAGCATCTTCCCCAGCGTTTTCATTTTTACATACCCGCTATCTTCAATGTCCGTATGAGCTAAAAGATAAACAATAGTATCATCTCTTGTCCACAAGCGAATAAACTTTAGTAAACTGTAAAAGTGATTGCCTAAATCAGCAAACTTTGCAAAACCGGTTTCTTTGGCTCTGTCGAAAAACTCGAACGCCATTAAATACTGTGCGTCATCAATGACATAGCAATTAAGGGTGTTTTTTTGCAGGCTTGTCATAATAGAGTCGTATGTAGCGTTGTTGTTTACATAGCTCATCTTTTTACGAAACGGCATCGGTTTTCCAGCCACGTTGAACACGCCAACCTCCGTCGGCTCAAAGTTGCGCAGGCTCGTGGACTTGCCAGAGCCGGACGCGCCTAAAATCAATACAGGCATTCCCATAAAATCACTCCTTGTAATTTTCTTTTAATCTTGCCATCAGCGGACATTTCGGATGCGGCTTACTGCGCCATGGTTCCAGCCCTAAATATCTGCCAGCAGCATCAGGCTTGCTTAATTTGCACCAGCTACGTGTACAAATATCGCCAACCCCAACTGTTTTACACTGAGGGCAATTCTTGCATAACATAACAAATTTCATTTTAAAGTCATGTTCAGCTTCTGGATAACCTCAGCGCCCGGGATTTCAGCACCGGCTTTGATGGCCTTCTTAATTGCCGTCTTGTCAGCATCAACAGTAACCTTGGTGCGCTTGTACTCTTCAGGTACTGCATCAATATTCAGCACGTTGCAGATTTCAGACTTGCGCCACGTAATCTTGCAGCGGGGAGTTTCAAACTTCTCGCCGTAAAGCGCCCCGGCCAGATAAGCCTTGCAGCGCTCGACTTCTTTTCTAATTACACCGGAGCGATGACTGAGAGTATTGGCTTCGGCGTCGATTGCATCGGCCTCGGCAAGCTTGTTCTTGATGTAGCAGCACATACCCTCAATCTTTTGGTCGCGCTCCATCTGCAGCGCTTCGAATTGCTGCAGGTTCAGGATTTCGCCGTCTTCAGTGTCAACCACGTGCTCTTCATCCAGCTGGATGCAGGCTTTGATTTGATTTTTAAGCTCATAGATGTTAGCCATGTTACTCAGCCTCCTTGCAAGCGCCATCTTTCGGCATACTGGAGCCTTCTTTTGGCATACCGGAACCATCAGCAGCATTCTTTTCTGCGGAATCTTGCAGAGCCTTATACATAGCAGCCCATTCGTGAGACTGCAGCTCGCGAATTTCTTTAATCGTTGAGCCGATACGGTCAATGACATCAAGCTCCGCCTCCTGCAGGACCTCGTCTTGGTTGTCGTCCTCATTCCAGCGTTCCAGCAAGGCTGCGTATTCACGCAAACTCTGCATTTCAAGATTCAAACGCTGAATAAAAATCTGGGTTTTAGTTCTAATCATGTTTTTGCCCCTTACCTTTCTTTTTTGATTGTTGTGGATTGAAATTTTTATACATAGCCCTGCAATAAGGGCACGCATACGGTTCTTTTACTGTACGGCTCACTATCCATTCTTGACCGCAAAACATGCAGTCCGTATAGTGAACGCCACGGTCATCGGTTCTCATTTACGGCATCTCCAGTATATTCATTATTACTTCCTTCCTAAAATGTGTTATAATAGGAGATGGATGTTTGGTATCTATCCATCTTTACGCCCGCCAGTGCTGTTACGCTGACGGGCGTTTTTCTTTTCGTTCATCTGCGCACCTCAATGGGAATGAGTACGATGTCCCCCGGCTGAAGTGTGCCCTTAATGTTGCTAATCTCCCGAGCATAATGGATGACTTCCCTAACGTCACGACGGTCACCCTCTTGGCTCATGACATCGCCAACAATGTTCCAAAGGGTATCGCCTTCGCCGGCAACAGTTTTTACTACGTATTTATCTACCGGGCGGCTGTAATCCCATGCAGCCCAAATACAGCAGGCTGCCATCAGGACAAATAAGATTTTTTTCATGTCTACAACTCCTTCACGTTAAACGGATCAGTCACATCCTTGCCGTCATATGTGCTGAGGAACTCTTCCAAAGATTCCCGGCGGCATTTAAGGTTGCCAAGCTTCATGAATCTCAGCAGACCGGATTTCTTGAGCTTGTAAACGTAATCAACATTGCATTTCAGAAGCTTGCTTACTTCAGCAACAGTCAAAAGCTCTATACTTGCCATCTATCTCACCTCCCCATCTTCCGATAACACCTGCAGCACCCCATCACGCGGGTGCCGTTTTCATAATAGGACGTGGCGACGGTCTGTACCGGAAAGTATTTTTTTAACACCTTTGTGACACCGTGTTTCGTCAACGGCAGCAGGTTCTGCTCCATGCACCATTTGGTGTAAGAACTGTAAAAGTACTGAATCGGTGTATCGCGTTCAAGCGAGTCGTACACGCCGGAGATGTACCGGTACGCGGCCTGCTCTGCCTCAGTAATATGCGCCGGCATCAGCGGCATCATTCCTTCGAGGTCGAGGGAAAGCACCTTCGCTACCAACGGCAGGCGTTCTCGGCGGCAGCTTGCGATGATGGCTGCAATGCGGATGCGCTGGTCAAATTCCAGCTGCGTGAAGTCTGTGGCAGGCTCATCGTTGATAGGAACCGCCTGCGCCATAGCTTCGTACTTTCCGGTCTTTCTGATTGCCGGAATGACTTCGCTTGTCACCCAGCGCTTGAATTCCTTTGCTTTGGGCATCTTGCTGGAGAGGATGAGAGAGTAAAGACCGCTTTCGTTGATGATGTACATTTCACGGTTTTGACCTGATGCACTGATTTGGTGCATCAGCTTATCTTCATCATCCACATGATTACGGATAGCATTGTCAGCTCTCTCATATCCGAGAATCTTAGCTACATCTTTACCAACAAACCAAGGCTCTCCGTTTTGCTGAATGGTGCGAATCTGTCCAAAATCAGGACTATTGAAAATCTGTAAGTTATTCATGTTATCCATCCTCTAATCGCTTGCTATTTGTAGCATTTATGCAACGCTATCAGCAAAAAAAATTTCCGAAGGATTACTAATATCAGCAATTTTTGCAATCATATTAGCTTCTTCAACAGTAATAGGCGCCTTGCCATTGAGCTTTGCATTCATGCTTTTCACAGATAAATGCAGGGCTTTAGCCAATTTCACCTGAGTAATTCTTCTCTCTGCCAAAACGCCTCTCAATTTATTCAAGTCCAATTTACTCACCTCCTAAAGATTTTCTGTTGCATTTCTGCTACGGTTATATAATACACCCTTCTGCAATGCAAGTCAAGCATAAATGCAACGAATTTTACTTTTTTCTTGTACTTTCGTTGCATTTATGGTATTATTCTACTAAAGGAGTTGAATACAATGAGTGAAAAAGAATTAACTGATTTAATCGAAAAAATAAAAGAAAGACGTTTAAAATTAGAAATGTCTTATCAAGATTTATCCAATGCTACTGGCATAAGCAAATCAACATTGCAACGTTATGAAACTGGTTACATTAAAAAGGTACCTATCAATCAAATTGAAATTTTAGCTAAAGCTCTGCATACCACTCCTAGCTATTTAATGGGTTGGGACAATACTGTAACCGAAGCTCCCTCCGTCCCCCTCACCCCTCGCGATGAACGCCAAATCGCCGCCGACCTCGAAAAAATGCTTGCCGACCTCGACAGCAAAAACGCAATGGCTGCCATGGGCGGTACCGTTGAAGATGATGAAGACAGAGAACTCCTGAAAG